CACAGGCACTACAAATTTATTGCCAGCATTTAATATGAACCTAAACTATTACCAGCAACCACGCGGTTATAGTTTTATTCAGTTTGCCAAGGTTGCAGCTAATCAGAATTTCCGCCGTGTACTGCCTTATGGCACTGCAACAGGCGAGGATACAAAGACAGCCACCTACGTCAATACCGCAAGCGTTAGAGAAGCTGCGATGATCTTGGCCGTGGATATTTGGCAGGCTCGCCAGGTATCTCAGACTGGCGGCGTAGGACTAGATGGCTTTAGCCCTAGCCCTTATCGCATGGGCAACAGCATGATAGGCAAGATACGAGGCCTACTAGCCCCGTACATGAACCCGAATAGCATGGTGGGGTAAATGCCTACCGCTGCGATTACCACGTTGCGTAGCACCATCGCAACGGCTTTAACCAATAACGGCGTATGGTCGGTATTTGCCTACCCACCTGCAACCATCTTGGCTAACAGCTGCGTAGTGATCCCAGCCGATCCATACCTAACGCCAAGCAATAATAGCTACATAACTATTTCGCCTATGGCTAATTTTAAGATTCTGCTAACCGTGCCAATGTTTGATAACCAGGGCAACCTACAAGGCATCGAGGATTTTATCGTTGCGGCTTATACAAAACTAGCTGCATCCAACCTTGTATTTAATATAACCAGCGTTAGCGCGCCCGGTGTATTAAATGCTGATAGCGGCGATTTATTAACCGCCGAATTCAATATAAGCATACTAAGCAGCTGGGGGTAGAAAATGTCATACACAGATGAGGATATTGCCTTCTTAATTAAGATCGGGCAGATCACAGAAGCACCGAAAGAAACAAAAACCAAAGCACCTGCAACCGAGAAAACAGAGGAATAAGTAAATGGCCGTATATTTAAGCAACACAGTTCAGGTTACGCTGAATAGCATCGCCCTAACAGATCATGTTACTAGCGCAACTATCAACCGCGTATTTGATGAACTCGAAGTAACTGCTATGGGCGATACAGCTCATAAGTTCGTAAAGGGTCTAGAGGCCAGCACAATTACTTTAGATTTCCTAAGCGACACAGCTGCAGCAAACGTAAACGCAACCTTGCAATCTGCCTGGGGTACAACAGTACCTATCACGCTAAAACAGACAAGCGCAGCAGTATCAGCTACTAATCCGCAATACGCGACAACAATCTTGGTAAATAACACTACCGATATTAACGGCGCAGTAGGCGATATTGCTACACAATCAATTACATTTACTTGTAATTCACCAATCGTAATTACTACCGCACCATAATAAACAGAATAGGGGCTAACAAATGGCTAAGTTAAAGATCACAAAGGCTGATGGTTCAATATCTGATCACCAGATAACTCCATCGATCGAGTACGCGTTCGAGTTATATGCGAAAAAAGGTTTTCACAAAGCCTTTAGAGATGACGAGAAGCAGTCAGATGTTTATTGGTTGGCGTGGGAGTGCTTAAGAGCTGCAGGCGAAACCGTGCCAATGTTCGGCGCAGAATTCTTAAAGACTCTTAAAAAGGTAGAAGTTTTAGACGATGACCCGGAAGCGTAGGGCGTGACTCGTTTACTTACTTGATCGCACGGATCAGTTTGGAAACGGGCATCGCGCCCAACGATTTACTAGCACTAGATAGCAGGATGTTTAAGACTTTATTACAGGCGATGAAAGACCGGAATAAGGAGATCAAAGATGCCAGTAGCGGTAAAAGGCGGCATTGAACTCCGTAAAGCCTTAAAGAAATTTACGCCTGATCTAGCTAAAGAAACACAAAGAGAAATGGCTGTATTGCTTAAGCCAATCGTGTCTAAGGCGCGTGGCTTTATCCCATCTCAAGCACCGCTATCGGGCTGGGGTAAAGCATCTGGTAATGGCAAATTTCCAGTATGGGATGGCAGAGGTGCTAGGGGCGGCGTAGGTTACAAGACCACACCCAGCAAGGTAAACCGATCAGGCTTTCGATCATTAGCCCGTATTCAAAACGCATCCGCATCGGGTGCTATCTATGAAACTGCTGGCCGCGTACATACCTCTGGGCGTGAGCAAGCCAAAATGCGCGAGGTAGTTATCCCTACCTATAGGCGTGATACGGGTGCAGGCGAATATCGCTACATGACAAGCACTAATAAAAAATACGGCAAGAGCAATAACCCTGAGGCTGGCTATCTATTCGTACAGGCTATGAACCAATACAGCGGCATAGTAGATGCCAATAATCAAACAGGCGCAGGCCGTAGATCACGCAAGATGAAAGGCCGCGCAATCTTTCGTGCATGGAAAGAGGACGGCGGCAAGACTAACGCAGCTGTTATCAAGGCTATTGAGTCTGCCCGAGATAAATTTAATACGGCTGTGGGGTACAACTAATGGCCGTTGATCCATCCGTAAAGATAGATATAGCCGCCGAATTTACTGGCAAAAAGGCATTTAAGCAGGCAGATACAGCTACACAAAAACTTACTAAAAACGTTAAGCAATTAGCAGGCGGTTTAGGTTTAGCCTTTGGTACAGCTGCAGTAGTCAATTTTAGCAAGCAAGCCGTTAAGGCCTTTGCTCAGGATGAAGCCGCAGCCGTTCGATTAACTCGCGCAGTAGAGAATTTAGGAATTGGCTTTGCTAATCCTGCCATCTCTAAATACATAGCAGAGTTGGAACGATCAGCCGCTATTGCCGATGATGTTCTGCGCCCGGCATTTCAAGGTTTACTAACGACCACTGGCTCGCTTACAAAGTCACAAGAATTACTAAATAACGCCATAACAATCAGCCGCGCATCGGGCATTGATTTGGCTACCGTATCTACCGATCTTGCTCGGGGTTATGTTGGAATTACTAAAGGCTTAAAGAAATACAACACAGGACTAACAACAGCTGAGATTAGCTCTAAATCTTTCGCTGAGGTTTTAGGTGTCATCCTTACTCGATCTGCCGGGGCTGCCGATGATTACCTACAGACTACGCAATACCGTATGGATAGCCTTTCCATCGCTACAGGTAATGCATCTGAGATCATTGGCGGCGGCTTAGTAAACGCTTTTGCCCGTATTGGTGGCGGTACAGAGGCCACCGATGCAGCTAAAGCCATTGAGGATATTGCCGGGGCTGTAGCCTTTACTACCGAACAAATCGGTGCATTATTAGGTGTTATCCCGAACTTGATCGGTGTGCTAAAAAATCTACCTAAGAATATTTTAGGTGGCGTTGCTGGTTTATCTCCAAACTTACGGCCAGTAACAACACCACCACCTGCAAAACCAAAGCCAACTCCAACAGAGTTAAGCCTATTAAAACAGCAGGAGTTACTAGCCAAGCTAGAGGCAGATGCCTTAAAACGCCAAAAGGCTCTTTTAGCCCTACAGAAAAAACAAAGCGATGCAGCTAAGAAGGCTGCTGCTGATAAAGCAAGACTAGATAAAGCTGCTGCTGTATTTGAATTACAAAAGATTCAGATAGCCGCTGCGCTAAAGGGCAAAATAAGCGATGAGGAAAGAACTCGCCTATTACTTATGCAGGCTATTGAGGAAGGCAACGTAGATAAGGCTGAGGCACTAGCTAAGAAACTAGAGGAAATTCAAAAGGTAAACGCAAAGATTGCTGCTGATCTTTTGGCAATCGGTACAGCTAAAGACCCGTTTGCTACATGGGCAGGCAGTTTATCTCTAGCCTTAGCGGCACTTAATAAATTAGGGCTAGGCATGTCTAACGTTCCCGGTTTAGTTCCGGGTGTTAATTTCAACCCTACCCAAAATGCAGATCGAAACTACGATCTTAAAGTAGCTGCCGTAGAAGCCGCTATTGCTGGTAACGGCGGTGCTGTTAGTGGCGGCACAAGCATCTTTGCAGAGGATGACACGATCGAGGATATTTTAACTAAGGTAGAAAACGCTGCTGCAGATGCCGCACTTGCCGCCGAAGCTGCCGTTGCATCTGTGGCTGAAACTCAGGTAACTGTAGATTTATTGGCTGCAGCTGTTACTAATAGTATGCCTGTAGCTGGTATGAATTTTAACCCGTACCAAAATAGAGATCGCAACTACGATATGGGCGCAACTCAAGCCCCTACTATCATCGTAAATAATACTGGCTCAGTAATTATGCAAGATGAGTTCGTAGATGCTGTAAATAATGCACTATTAGCAGCTGAACGTACTGGCTATAACAGAACACCAGCAGGGTTTTTAACCATATGACAGTTCCAACGATTAACGCGGTTATCAACTTTTCTACTGGCCCTAGTTTTGCCCAGGCATTTATTATCGGCGAAGGCATATTTGGTACTAACGTATTGGCAGACTCAGCTGCAGTTATCGTTGATGTTAGTAACGTAGTAGATAGCGTAAGCATTAAGCGTGGCCGTAATCCGCAGGTAGATGAATTCCAGACTGGCACAATGACTTTACGCATTGTCGATCAGAACGGCGATTTCAACCCACAGAACCCGAGCAGCCCCTATTTTGGCCTACTTGATCCCATGCGTAAGGTATCTATTTCGGCTACATCGGTAGGCGTTACCTATCCGATGTTCTCAGGGTTTATTACTAGCTATACAACTAGCACCCCGTTAAACGCTAACGATGTTGTTTATACAACTATTCAAGCCGTAGATGCTCAGCGACTAGCGCAAAATGCTCAGATTGCTACCGTTACAGCTGCAACTGCAGGCGATCTAAGTGGCACAAGAATTAACCAAATTCTTAACATGATTTCTTGGCCAGCATCGATGCGTGACGTTGATGCAGGTTTAACTACTATGCAGGCAGACCCCGGTACTGCCCGTACATCTCTAGCCGCATTACAAACTGTTACAAATAGTGAGTATGGCGCGTTTTACGTTGATGCATCGGGATCGTTCGTATTTCAGGATCGCAGCGTTACTACTGCCAGCATCGGCGGTACGCCTACCGTGTTTAACGATAACGGCACAGATATTGGCTATGCCAATGCCTTATGGCGTTTAGATGACACCCTTGTATTCAACCAGGCTAACGTGACCCGAACAGGTGGCACGGTTCAAAATGCTACTAACGCAGCTAGTGTTGAAAAGTATTTTGCTCATACTTACAATATTCAGAATTTACTAATGCAGACCGATGCCGTAGCCCTGGACTATGCCCGTGCCTACGTTGCCAGCCGTGCCGAAACTAGCGTTCGATGCGATGCAATCGAGTTAGACCTATACACAGATAACTATGCCAATGGCATATTAGCTGCGCTTGATCTCGATTTCTTTGATCCGGTAACTATTACCACTAACCAGCCAGGTGCATCTACCCTTACAAAGACACTTCAAATATTTGGCGTGGCACATACCGTCACACCAAACAAATGGCGCACAGTATTTACTACACTTGAACCCGTGATCGATGGGTTTATATTGAATTCAGACAGATACGGCGTACTTGATACGTCAGTATTAAGTTACTAGGAGGTAAGAAAATGGGAGCAGGACTAGGCTTTAAAACCTTCGTTACGGGTGACGTACTCACCGCTGGCGATACTAATGGCTATTTGATGCAGGGCGTGTGGGTATTCGCTAACGCGGCTGCTCGCGATGCAGCTGTAACTAGCCCACAAGAAGGCAATATGTGTTACTTGAAAGACACTGATGCTACGCAATCATATTCTGGCTCAGCATGGACTGCAGTCGGTGGCGGTGGCGGCATGACCTTAATAAGTACAACCACGCTAAGCGGTACATCTAACTCAATTACGGTAGCCTCTAATACCTATAAGGATTTAGTAGCTTATATTTACGGCTTAAACCCTAACGCAACTGCAGCCTTTACTTTAAGAATTAATGGCATTACTACAGGTGTTTATCAAGAAACAATGAGTTATGGACAAGAAAACGGCGTAGTAACAAGTGTTGTAAACAATTACTCAGCGTTAAATCTTAGTGTAAGCGGTAGCATGGCAGTTCAAACTGGTGTTACTACTAATGTTTGGGTTTCCACTTTTAGAGATGCTAATTCAACAGTTAGAAAACTAATAGCAACTAACGGAAATTATGTAAATTCATCCAATAACAACGTGACAACATTTCAAACAGATGTAGTTAGCACAGCGACTTCAGCAATTACAAACATAACCCTTATTTCAAGCCAAAATTTAACAGCAGGTACATTACAACTTTACGGAGTAAAATAATGACTAATCCAATGATCCGAATCCATAACACCGAAACCGATGAAATTATCGATCGCGAGATGAACGCGGCAGAACTTAAACAGCATGAGAAAGATCTAACTGACCAGGCGAAAGCCACAGCAGACTTTGAAACTAAGGCAGCTAATAAGGCTGCGCTACTGGCCAAGTTAGGCATAACAGCCGATGAAGCAGCCCTACTGCTGGCATGAGTGCGATCAGTTATAACGGCTGGCCAGCATCTAAGGATGTTGAGTCGATCCGTATCAAGTCTTACGCGATCAAGGGTACAAAGATCAAGCTGCGCTGCGCCTATTTCGCTGCGCCTTTACTCGTTGCCTTTGCTGAGCAGTTCCATGAATTAATCGAGCCGATCGATGGCGGTACGCTTGACGATTGGGGCTACTGCTATCGAGATGTTAGAGGCGTACCGGGCAAGTTAAGTAACCACGCATCGGGTACAGCGATTGATCTCAATGCGACTAAACACCCGTTAGGTAAGGCTGGCACGTTCCCAGCTGAGAAAATTCCAATGATCCAGGCTTTAACTAAAAAGTACGGCCTTAACTGGGGCGGTAATTGGACACGCAAAGATGAAATGCATTGGGAGATAGCACAAGACCCATTAAAGACAGCCAAACTAATAGAGAAATTAGGTTTAAGTTATGCCGAGTAGCGCACAAGTATCCGTAACCACTACAGCCACGGTTATCGTAGATGCCAGTAATTTTGATCAAACTGCCAACCTGCATAATTTAGGCGGCGGTGCGATCTATTTAGGTGGGGCTAACGTCACTACGGCCAATGGTTACAAGTTTGATAACGGCGATAAACTAACCGTAACGGTTGGAGATCATGAAGCGTTATACGCTATTACTGCCAGCGGTACGCATACCGTTGCAGTATTGACCCAAATAAACTAAGGGCATTTAGGAGAAAATACCGTGAAGGAACAAGCTAAGGCCGCTGGCCTTTCATACTTACGCGCTGCTGTTAGCTGCGCTGCTGCGCTTTACATGTCAGGTATCACTGATCCCAAGACACTTGCCAATGCTTTCGTAGCTGGGCTACTTGGCCCATTGTTGCGAGCATTAAACAGCAGCGATCAAACTTTCGGCGTGAAGTAATGACGGCCGCCCAGTCGCTAATAGCCATAGCCATAGGCATCTGTACGCTTATGGGGTTTGCGGCTGGGCTGGTACGCCATCTAGTTAAGTATTACCTGGCTGAATTACGGCCAGATGGTAACGGTGGCCATAACCTACGCGGCCGTGTCGATCACATCGAGGCCAAGGTCGATAGCATTTACGAGATTTTACTAAGCCGTTAGGCGTGTCGGTTATTGACCGATGTCATACCCACGCTTTACCCTGTATTTACACGTTAGGCAGGGCTACCTAATTCGGTGTAGCACGGCTTAACCCAAACAAGGGCGAAGTAAATGGATATAGAAAAGGTAGTAGCGTTAGTAATTCTTACTAATATCGGTTGGTTTTTAGTGGGTTGGTCGGTTGGTTTTAAAGAAGGCATTAAAGATGGCTTTAATCGTGGCCGCGCATCGGGTTTGCGGATGGCAGTAAATACAACTAAAGCGATAGTTAGAAACTCATGACTTTTAACCTGGATAACTATGAGGATGTTAATAGCCGCATTAAGCGGTTTAGAGAAACCCATATCTCAGGCAGGATCATTACTGAGATCGTTGAGTTAAACGTTAAAGATGGCTACGTCATTATCCGAGCAAGCGTATTTCGTGAGCATGAGGATGTCGTACCTGCAGCGGTAGATTATGCCTATGAGTTGCGTACTGATCGAGGCGTAAACCGTGACTTTTGGATTGAGAACTGCAGTACGTCTGCAATCGGTCGAGCCATCGGGTTACTAATGCCTAGCGATGCACGGCCTACCCGTCAGGATATGGAGAAGGTAGAACGCCTAGCGGCGCAGCCTGAGCCTGATCTATGGGCTACTGCTACACCTGCAGTAAAGGTTGATGGTGTCGGTAGTGTGCGCCCAGCTGCGGAAACTATTGCAGACATTAAAGCGCAATTAGGCGGCGAGATCGTAGATGCTGCGCCTATCTGCTCACACGGTCGTATGGTTTACAAGGAAGGCGTTAGCCCTAAGACTGGGCAAAAATACCGGGGTTATACCTGCAGCAGTAAATCACGCAGCGAACAATGCAAACCAATATGGCTATAACTGAGATGGCGCAGATAGTCCAGGTAATCTTAGATCGATCGCAGGAGTTACAGGCAGCAGCTAGTGGGTTTGCCCGTAGTACAGGCGAGAAGG